CAGCCCGGTGGCGATATCAACGTAAAGCGCCGCGTCAATGGTGCGCACAACGTCAAAAATAAAATCCTCGATGGCCTCCGGTTGATCCCGGAGGAGACTCATCCCGAATCCCTCGTTGTAAAGCGTATCCGCAGCCGCCATAAACGACGTGTCGTTGATGTCGGCTTGCGCGTACCCCATCCCCCAATCCTGGTTTGTTATGCACTCCCTGATCAGGTGCGCCGGGTTGATGTCGTACTCGTCAAAGGTGCCGCTGAACGCCATCGAAATGTACGCCCAGGTGGCCACGTGAACGACGTCGATCTCGTCAAAGGCCTTTATGATTACCTCGATTTCTCCGGTTGCCGTGAGCGCCTCCGAAATAGGCCAATCTGTGTAATTCGGCGCGCCAGTGTGGAACACTGAATTTGCTGTGTTTTCGTATGCCACCTGGGTCCCGTTAACCCATACAATGCCGCCGTTCTCAAACGAAATAGTCAGCGTGTATGACTTGCCGGCCATGACCGTGAATGTTTTTTTCGCCCACAGCACGGTGGCCTCTGGCCATTCAGTCCCGGCGTCAGGTATTCCGCTGCCGAAGGGCATCACTCCTCCGGACGTCCATCCGCTTGTCGGTGGCGTGAGGTTCGTTGTTCCCGGGCTCGCCTCCTCGGCTCCAATCTGGTATTCCCAGCCACTCGTGTTGATTCCAAATCCCGTGGAAACGCCATAGGACGCACCAAGCCCGATCGCCGCCTTGGCGTCATACCATTGTGCGTCGCCATCCTGGATGGTGTGGATTCGCTGCATCCGGTATTCCCACGGCCTTACATAGGGCGTGGTTCCGATGTACATCTGGTTGAGCACCGCCGCCGTGATCCCCCTGAACGCCGGAATGTAATCACCGAGCTGGGCGAGCAGGTAGGCATTCTGCGTCTGCGCCGGTCCACCCATCTCGAAGTCGAGACTGCCCTTCACGCCGCCTTCTTTTTTCTTGCCGCCGAAGAGGTGCTGTTTGTCGATCGCGATGGTTCCGCCGGCGCTCTCGCCCAGCCAGGCGACTTTCTCGTCGACGCGAATCCGGCGCAGGTAATCCACCGGGCCGTGGCACAGCGCGTGGTGCATGCCGAGCTTGTATTTCGTGCCGACGTCAACGCCATTGGTGTCGATCGTTATTGTTTTTAAATCTCCATACCACAAGGTGTTCGGGCTCTCGATGTCCCTGGTGCCAAATAGCACCGGAATCTCTCTTCCTACCTCTGCCGTTGGCGACTGGATATTGCCTGGTTTAATGCTCTGCGTTTTTACGGATGGGCGCAGAAGGTAGCTGGCAGCCAGGGCGATCACTGCAACCGCGATATACCAATACATTCAGATCCCCTAGGTGATGCTCTTTCCGCCCATCGGATTCCTCACTGGGATCCAGGGGCAGCCGCCGAAGTTCAGGATATTGTCGAACTTGTCCTTGCAGGTTTCCTTGGTGCGGTCACATCCCGGGTGCAGAGTCACGCTGTATCCGCCATAGGCGATCCCGTAGCTCAGCCCGTAGCCGGCCGCCGCGATCGCCGCGTCCATGTCGAGGAATGCGCGCGTAATGGTGATGGTTTCGCCGACATGGCTGGTGATCCAGCGGGTGACGCCGTTCGGGTCGCGCACGATGCCATTGGTGAAGTAGCCATCGGCATGGGTCGCCGCCTCGGGTATCACCAGCGTCGTGCCGCCGTTAGTGTCTATCAGCCCTCTTGTCAGCCAGTCATTAATGTCCAAGCGACAGCCACGATGATACAAGGCATGGTCGCACTTGAATTCGTATTTTCGGCGCAGTCCGGGACGGCGCAGCGAACTAAAGGCCGATTCACAGTCGAGTTCTATGGCGCTCCCGGTGGCGCTGGATCCTGCGATCCGCCCTTTCCAGTAGACCGCTGTAGTCGCGCCGATCTGGCGGTAAATCGTCACGCTCGCCGGCCAATCCGGCACCGTGTTCAGATAAAGCGCAGCGATCGCGTTCGTTCTTGGCAGCGTGATCTTGATGTTCGCCCGGTTGATCTCCCTGGTCTGTTCCATCTTGTCGCGCTGGATGCTCTCTGGCTCGTAGGTGTCGCCGTTGTAGGTGACCGCCACGTCGCCGCTTGTCCAGGTCCAGACATCCGCATCGATTGCGAACCGGTAGAGTTCGACGGGTGTCGTCATTCGCGCACGCTCCGCAGGTTCAGGCTGCACTCGGCGACGCCGGCCGTGTGCCAGGCGATCTCGACCGCGTCCGCCTCCAGGCGCGAAAGCGTCAACCAGCTGATGGGGGCGAGTTCGCCAAGCGCGGCCGCGACGCCGAGCGATGAATCCAGCGTGAGATTCTCCTCGCCCGGATCCCCGGCGGCCACGGCGTTAATGCGCCGGTAATACCAGGCGCCGGTCGGTAGGTGTTTCAGAGCGAGATCGCGCCGTCCGGTATCCAGCCGATAACGGTCTTCATAGGAGAGCGCCTTCACCTTCAGGGTGACCGATCCGCTGGTGATGGCCTGCGCCTGCTCCAGATCGCAGGTCCGGGAGGGCACCCACACCGGCGCATAGCGCCCCTGGCGTTCCGCAAGCCAGCCGCGCCAGGCGACGATGTCGGCACGCGATCGCAGCAGCACCCGGTGACCGCGGCGAGTTTGCGGAAGCCCTGAAAGATCGTCGACCGTAACAAGCCCGAGGTCATAATCGAAGCGCTCGATCTTGCGGTCATATTCTATGGCCTTCGGCTCTACCCAGTTATGGGCACGGTCGAACACTTCCACGCTGCGGTATGACATCGCCCCGGCGGCGGCAGTGATGGTGGCCGGCTCGATCTCGAAGCGCAGCGTCGTGTTGGCCACCGCCGCTGTGTGATAGTCCGCTTTTGCAGCGCCGCCGAGGCGCGCCAGGCGCGCCGGATAAATCCGCGTACCGGCCGGCCAGTCGGCAGCGAGCGGCGAGGAGAGAGTCAGGTCGACGGCGCTCAGGCTGTCCACGGTGACGACTTCATAACTCGACCAGCTGCGCCAGAGCACCGCATAACCCGGCGCGCTAAAGTCATAATCCGTCGTCGTGACAGGGATCGTGCTCGCACCGGCGGAGAGCGCGGCCGCAAGATTTTGCGGATCTGTCCAGATAGGCAACACAAATTGATCCGCCTGCCAGCGCCACACGAGCGCATCGAGCAAACCGACCGCATCACGGGGCGCGAGCAGGCGGTATTCCAGGGTGCGTCGCGGCAGGGTGCGCAGCGGCGTGCGCTCCTCGGTGGCGTCATGGCCCTCGATGACGTCGGTGAGCCACTCCAGCCGCTCGGTGACCGGTTCCATCCAGTTGGGAGCGAAAGGGAAAGCCTCCATAGGATTATCCGAGGATCTGCTTGATGGTCATGCTGTTGCGCCGCAGGGTCTGCACCAGCACCTTCTCGCCGTCGCTGGATGCCAGGTAGTCGCCGATGTTGGAGCGGTCATCGAGCAGCACCATGCGCACCGATTGCGGAGCCCCGCCCGACGCCGCGGCCTGCTGCACCGGCGCATGCGGCACCGTAATCGGCGCGGGCACGACACCGCCCGCGGCGAAACCAAGCCGCCCGGCGTTCAGGCGAGGCGGCGAAACAACGCCGTTGAGGTGATTAAGAAATTGCACACCGACGTTACGCACTGCGGCCTTGCGCACAACAAATTCACCCGGCTCCAGCATCGACGGCACACGGTCACCGCTACCGCTACCGGGAACCTCTCCGCCTACTGAGAACTTCTTGATGCCGCCGAGCAGCCCCAGAACCGCAGCCACCATCGCCGCCATTGCAGCCAGCGCGAGCGCCGGACCAACATAGGGAATCGATGCCTGTGACGAGGCGGCACCGGCTCCTGCCTGCGCCGCATCCATCGTCACAACGGCTGTGGTTTCTGCGGTTTTTGTGGCTATTGTTTCCGCACTGCTGGCGGCATCCGCCGCCTGTTCAGACTGGTTAAATCCGATCTTGAGTGCCAGCATTCGCGCCTGCATGGCAACCCACTCCTGAAACGGCTCGATGACTAGAAATTGCAGGAAGGAATTCGAAAGCTGCTGAAACAGATCGGCCATCACAGTGCGCCAGTCATCTGTCGTGGTGAGCATGCTGTCGAGCGCGGCGCCGAAATCCTGGCCGATGCTATTCCATAACGGAGCCATGCCATCAACCACCGTGCTGACTTCCTGTAGCGCGGTCTTCATTCGATCGACCCCCGCCAGCGCCTCCTCGCTGCCGATGGCAGCGGCGAGCGTCTCGGCCTTGGGGATAGTGTCCTCGATAACGGCAGCGGCCTCCTTGTGCGCCGCCACGATCTGCTGTCGCGCCTGCAGCTCGGTCAGCGCACCGGCG